GGTGATTACTATGATCATCGTAAGAATATTAACTTTAAAGCACTTAATCATAATAGAAAAGTATTCCTTGAACCTTTAAAGGATAATGGTATTCATATGGATATCATTCCAGGTAATCATGATGTCTTCCATAAGAATACAAACGATCTCACCTCTTTAAAAGAGTTGTTAGGTTACTATACTGCTAATGTAAGTATTATACAAAATCCCACTGAATTACATGGCGTACATCTTATACCGTGGATCAACCAAGAGAACTACGTTGAGTTTGTTGATTATATTAAAAAGAATAGTGGTATACTCATGGGTCATCTAGAACTTAAAGGATTCGATGTTCTTAAAGGATTTGCTGCACCACATGGCATGGATGGGACATTATTTAAACATTACGACAGTGTCTATTCAGGTCATTATCATACACAATCTGAACACGGTAATATTAAATACCTTGGTGCTCAAATGGAGTTTACTTGGAATGATGCACATGATCCTAAATACTTTCATGTATATGATACTGAAACACATGAGATGACAGCAGTTCTTAACCCTATCACAATGTTTGAGAAGGTTTATTATGATGATACAGATATGTTCTATACCAACGGTGGATATGATGTATCATCGTTAAAGGACAAGTTTGTTAAAGTTATTGTTGAGAACAAGTGTAACCCGTATGAGTTTGACAAATTCATTGATGAGCTAGCTACAATTAATACTCATGAGTTAAAGATCATTGAAAATTTTAAAGAGTTCCTTGGTGATAACGTTGAAACATCTCTTGAAGATGTAGAGAACACACAAGAATTAATGGAAGACTATATCCAATCAGTTAATACAGATTTAGATAAAGGTAAACTAAAATCACTCATGAATAGCCTATATTCCGAAGCTGTAGATATGGAGATCCAATGATAGCATTTAAGAATATTACATGGAAGAATTTTTTATCAACAGGTGCTAATGAGATATCAATTGATTTGAATAGACATAAATCTACGTTAATCGTAGGACATAACGGTGCTGGTAAATCTACTATGTTAGATGCATTATCATTTGCTTTGTTTGGTAAACCCCATAGGAATGTTAAGAAGAACCAATTGATTAACTCGGTTAACGGTAAAGGTGCTTTGGTTGAGGTAGAGTTTGAAACATCTGGTCACAAGTTTAAAATCGCAAGAGGTATTAAACCAAACATCTTTGAGATATATCAAAACGATAAGATCATAGACCAGAGTGCTAACACTAGAGATTATCAGAAGTTCTTAGAACAAAATATCTTAAAGCTTAATCATAAGTCATTCCATCAGATTGTTGTTCTTGGGTCAAGTTCATTTGTGCCATTCATGCAATTACCACAACACCATAGGCGTGAAGTCATCGAGGACTTACTTGACGTTAATATTTTTTCTAAGATGAAGAGCATCTTAAAGGATCGTGCAACAGATACGAAAAGTCATTTTAAAGACACTAAGCTGCTATTAGATGCTGAAAAGAGTAAGATAATATATCAGCAGAATCATGTTAATAAATTAGATAGTTTGAATAAAGCAGCTATGGCATCTAAGGCTGATGATCTATTAGATCTTGAGAAAGACTTAAAGGATTGTGCGAATGACTTGCAGGCGAAGACAGAAGAGATGTTAGCCTTTGGTGATCTAGCAAAGATACAAAGTGACTTAAATACAAGCAATTCTGAAAAGACTAGTTTAACCCTGAACATGGGCGAGATCAAAAGTGGCATAAAGGCCTTAGTTACGAAGAGCAGGTTCTTTGAGGCAAATAATGAGTGTCCAACGTGCAAACAAAAGATCACAAAAGATCTTAAAATGCAACAAATGGAAGGCGTAAAGGATGCTGCAAAGGCTCTAGAAGACAGTCGTGTCCTGTGTTCACATAATATTGGCGATGTGGATAGTAACATTAGTGAGTTACACAGGTGCATCCAGGAGATCACTAGTGTAGGGTCAGAGATCAAGACTATCCAGATTAATATGCAAATGATTAATAACATGATAACAGAACATAACAATAAGAGTTATGAGATCACTGATGTTGCTGATGATCTTGCTGAGTTAAATAGATTAAAGAAGAGTGCTGATGAGTTACGAGATACCTTCGATGAGTTATCAGATAAGATGTTATATAATGATATAGCCAGTGAGATGCTTAAAGATACTGGTATTCGTACTAAGGTTATTAAAGAGTACTTACCTGCAATGAATATGTTAATCAATCAATATTTGCAAACACTAGACTTCTTTGTATCATTTAACTTAGATGAGAATTTCTCTGAAACTATTAAGAGTCGTCATCGAGATTCATTTGTATATGCTAACTTCTCTGAAGGTGAGAAGCAGCGTATAGATTTAGCATTATTATTTGCATGGCGTAAGATAGCTCAAATGAAGAATTCAACTAACACCAATTTATTAATACTTGATGAAACATTTGACTCAAGCCTAGATACAGATGGTGTCGACAATCTCATGAAAATTCTATATTCTTTAGATGAGAATACTAATACGTTTGTTATATCTCACAAGCCAGACTTATTAGAGTCTAAGCTTAAGTCAAAGATTGAGTTTAAAAAGCTTAATAACTTCTCTGCACTAGTGTAATTCCATATCTCTTTGGAGATATAGATGTATATCTCTTTGGAGATATAAAACCATATCCCTTTTTATTTCGCATTTAGTCAACATATTTTCTCCAGCTATGGTATAATAGAACTATAAACAATAAAAAAGGAAGTAGTTATGAATTTACAATCACAGGATTATTTAGCTAAGTTACTCGCTAAAGAAAATCTCACAGTTCAACATGGTAACTATCAGACAGCATCGTTCGATGTAATTAATCGTGTATTAAATCTTCCACTTTGGGCAGACAAAGGTAAAGCAGTTCATGACTTACTTGTAGGACATGAAGTAGGACACGCCTTATATACACCTGCAGACGGGTGGCATGACTCTGAAAAAGAGATTCCGGGTGTACCAAGAGATATGATTAATATCATTGAAGATATTAGAATTGAAAAGAAAATACAAGAGACTTATCCTGGTATCACTAGAGCATTCAGGCAAGGTTATAAAGTTTTGTTTGATGATAACTTATTTGGCACTGTTGGTAAAGATCTTACATCATATAACTTTATGGATAAATTAAATATTCATTCAAAGGGTAGAGGATATCACACAGTTAAATTTAATGAAACTGAACAGATGTTTGTTGATTTAGCTATGTCAGTTGATACTTGGGAAGACGTTTTAAATGCTTGTCAAGAGATTAATGATTGGTTAGCTAATAGAGAAGATTATGCTGAAGATGAAGAACAACCAACTACAGTAGTTGCACAAGATACAAATGAACAAAGTAACTCTACTGCGGGTAGTGATAGCGAAGATCAAACTGAAGAAGACGATGAGGACAGCACAAGTCAAAGTGGCAACAAGGAAAAAAGTGTAACAGATCAAACTGAAGAAGACGATGAGGACAGCACAAGTCAAAGTGGCAACAAGGAAAAAAGTGGCAACAAAGAAAAAAGTGTAACAGATCAAGCCCAAAGAGACAATGAAAGCGAATTGCTTGATACGAACGAAGATGGTAAACAACCTTTATATTCTTCTGGCATCTCTTATGACAATATTAAAAGATTAGTTGTTTCTTACCCACAGTTAAGAAAAGCCCGTAATGAATATGCTCCTAATTATGGTGTTTCATCATATACATGTAATGAGCTTGAACCAGAATTTGAAAAATTTCTAAAGGGTGGAATTAACAAGACTGTTAATTTGATGGCTAAAGAGTTTGAACGCAAGAAGGCTGCTTGGGAATACTCAAGAAGTACTGAAGCTAAGAAAGGTTCATTGAATATGAATAAGCTTCACCAATATCAATACTCAGAAGATATCTTTCTTACTGTTGATAGATTAGCACAAGCTAAATCACATGGCATTTTTATGTTACTTGATTTTTCAGGTTCTATGAATGGCATTTTAAGTGATGTTATTTCACAGACAATTACTATTGCTTTGTTTTGTAAAAAGGTTAATATTCCCTTTGAAGCTTATTCATTCACAACAGGTTATAATGATAGCATTACTGATGACCATATAGGTGATAATGATATTGAAAATATTCAAGGATTGAAGTTAGTTCAAATACTTTCATCATCATTAAATAGAGTTCAATTCAAAGAGAGTATTAAACATCTCTTTGCGGTTAAATTGGCGAGATCACATGGATACTCCACCCAATCATCAACATGTCCATTAGATAGCATGGGTGGTACTCCTCTTATTCAAAGTCTTATTGCATGTGAACCATTAATCAACGAGCTAAAAGCTAAGACTGGAATTCAGAACATGAATGTAATGATCTTAACTGACGGCATTGCAGATAGACTTAGAGTAGCTAATCAATATCATATTGATTCTAATGATATTGATATTGATGATGTAAGAATTAAATTTGGATCTAAAATTATTTCTGGCAAGTCTCGTGCAGAGCTTACTGCAAGCACTATTAAGATTCTTGGTGAGCTCACTAAATCAACTATGATTGGATTCTTCTTAGCCACAAATAGACACGATTTTTATTATGGTTATAATACTCTTAGTGATGATCCTAGAGCTTTCCATCCTGATGGATTTAATGGACTAGTTAAAGAATTTAATAGTGTTGGTGTTATGAACTTTAAAAAGTGTGGTGGTTATGATGATTATTTCATTGTTAAAGTTGGTAAAAAGGCTGATGATGAATTTGAAGTTAAACCTAATAAAAATGGTAATGATATTAAGATTAACGATGTTAAACGACAGTTCAGAAGTTTTTCAAAGTCTAACAAACAATCTAAGCAATTAGTTAATAAAATCACTGATGCTGTGGCTGCATAGTGTGTATAACCACCAACATCAATATATTATGTGTACACAGGACACGCTATCTCCAAAGGGATATAAAACCATATCTCTTTTTATTTCGCATTTAGTCTGACATCACTGTGAAACTATGGTATAATAGAACTATAAACAATAAAAAAGGAAGCAAAAAATGAATAAAAAATTAATAGAAAAACTACAAGAGAACTTCGCTGATCAGACTGAATTATCTCCTAAGCAAGTGATTGCTGCTGGTGCTGATGTTGGTATGACTCCAGGTGAAGTGTATAAAGAACTTAACGAATTTCCAAAGATTAGACGTGGTATATACGACATGGCTGGTGTAATGGTACCTTTCAAGACATCACAAAAGACTGCACCGGTTAAGAACATTGGTGTTTCATCAGTAAGCAACAATGAAGTATTTGTTCCAGAACGAGATAAAACCTTCGTTCAATGGGGTAACTTTTCAGATGTATTTAAAATTATTAAATCACAAATGTTCTATCCAACATTCATTACTGGTTTGTCTGGTAATGGTAAAACCTTCATGGTTGAACAAGCATGTGCTAAAGCTAACAGAGAATATGTAAGGGTTCAGATATCACCTGAGACTGATGAAGACGATTTGATTGGTGGCTTCAGATTGCTTAACGGTGAGACGGTGTTCCAAAAAGGTCCAGTGTTAAAAGCTATGGAAGCAGGTGCAATCCTTCTTATAGACGAGATTGATCGAGGTACTAACAAGATCATGTGCTTACAAGGTGTGTTAGAAGGCAAACCAATTCTTGTTAAAAAGACCGGTGAGGTTGTAACACCTAAAGAAGGATTCAATGTATTAGCTACGGCAAACACTAAAGGTAAAGGTTCTGATGATGGAAGATTCACAGCAGCTACAATTCTGGATGAAGCATTCTTAGAACGATTCACTATCACTGTTGAACAGAGTTACCCAGCTCCTGCAGTTGAAAAGAAAATCATTGCAAAACACATGGAAAAATTCGAAAAGATTGATAATGAATTCAATGATTTACTTGTAGGTTGGGCAGACACGATCAGAAAGACTTTCGAAGATGGCGGTGTTGATGAGATTATCTCTACTCGCAGACTATGTCACATTGTTCAGACATTTTCAATCTTCGGAAAAAGAGACAAGGCAATTGCTTTATGTGTTAATCGATTTGATAATGATACTAAAGAAGCTTTCCTTGATCTTTACACAAAGGTTGATGCTACTGTGTCTGGTGTTGGTGAATATCCAAATGATACTTCAACCAGTGAGTTTGATGTTCCTTATGCTGAGTACAAAATTTAATTAAAAATAAACAGCAAAACGGTGTACTTTTGCAGCGTTTTGTGTTATAATAGAATCTATGGAAAATAAAATAAACTACAAATATCATGAAGATAAACTTTTAAACGAGTTTATTCTTTATATAAATAAAACGTATGATCAACACTATTCTAGTGACGATGGTACACAGTCAATGGATCTTATATCTGCGACTGGAAAAGGCCTAGACTTTTGTTTAGGTAACGTTATTAAATATGCTGCAAGGTATGGTAAAAAGGCTGGAGCTAATCGAGCTGACCTTATCAAGATCATGCATTATAGTTTATTAGCATTGAATGAGCACGATTTAAATAATGAAAAGGAGTAAGAAATGAAAAAAGAAACATATACAACAACAACCGGCCTCACTGGGGTTTTAATTAGAAATAGAGATGCATTCGTTAATGGTTATGCCGTAAAGAGATTTGGTGAAAACTGGAAAAATGCTATCTTAAATTCAGCTAGCGATATTAAAACATATACAACAGAACAGTTGGAGACACTATGAAATTAAATAATAGCACGGTCGAAGTCTTAAAGAACTTCGCCGCAATCAATAGCAATATTGTTATTGGCACAGAAGGATTTGTTAGAAGTGTTGCGATCGCTAAGAACGTAATGGCTAAAGCAAATATCACAGATGCATTCCCGTATAAGTTTGGTGTATATGATTTGCCAGAATTTTTAAGCTGTTATAGCTTATTCGATGATGCTGAATTGACATTCTCTGATACTCAGAAGTTTGTGACATTCTCAGATGGTATTCAATCAATTAAATACTTCTTCTCTGATGTAGAGAATTTAGTTACATCAGACAAAGATATTACTATGCCTGAGAGTGCACTCACTTTCACCATTACAGATAGCCAACTTGCTTCTATACGTAAAGCATCTGGTGCACTGAAAGCTAATGACATGGTAATCACCAAGAATACTGAAGGTGGTTTATGGACAAAGTTAACTGTAACTGATCGTGATAATCCAACTTCAAACGAATTTAGTATCAATATTGCCAATTGCTCTATTGATACTGAAGAGAACTTTGAGTTTGTTTTTAATATAAACAACTTTAAGTTTAATCAAGCCGATGAATATAAATTCGAAGTAGCTTCGAAAATGATATCAAAGGTAACTACAGACAATGTTGACTATTGGTTAGCATTAGAAAAATCATCTAAAATCGGAGTATAATATGACAGATAAAGTAGAAGAAGCACAAGTAGAGGCAGAAGCACCAGGTATTGGTTTACAAGATATCGCGGCATGCGTACAAATCATTGATATTGTGACTAAACGAGGTGCCTTTGAAGGTGCTGAATTAGCCGATGTTGGTACTGTACGTAATCGTTTAACAGCATTCCTTGATGCTAATAAGCCAGCAGAACCAGATGCTGATGAAGATGCTGATAAAGAAGGCATGTAGTAAGACCCGCCCCCTTTAGCTTAGTTGGTTAGAGCGTCCGACTCATAATCGGCAGGTCCACTGTTCAAGTCAGTGAAGGGGCACCAAATTATATTATAGGAATTATATTATGTTAGAGAGTGATAAGCAAGACGTGAAGAAAGTGATGGGTGATGTTATTGACTCAATGATTCGTATTGATAGTGAACGTGAATTCATTAAAGAGACAGTGAACGTACTATCTGAGAAACATGACATCAATAAAGCAGTACTTAAAAAAGTTGCTAATATTATGCATAAAGCCAATATGGCAGAAGTGCAAGCAACTAACAATGACATTGAAGATTTGTTCGAAGATTTGTCCAAATAACGGTGTACTTTTAGTACGCATTATGTTATAATAGATATAAGTTAACGCAAAGGTTTAAAGCTTAATAGCTCCTTTCCTTGTTTCCATTTTGGTTGTAATGGGCGTGAAACAACCACCTAATTATACTATGGAGATGTGAATGAGAAATGATTTTTTATGGGTTGAGAAATATCGCCCAGCCACTGTTGATGAATGTATTTTAGATAAGTCTTTAAAGACTACATTTAAACAAATAATCAAGAGTGGTGAGCTTCCAAACATGATGTTTACTGGTTCAGCTGGTATTGGTAAGACCACTGTAGCCAGAGCGCTTTGTAATGAAATGGGGCTTGATCATATAATCATTAACGGTTCGGAAGATGGAAACATCGATACTCTTCGTGGTAAAATCAAACAGTTCGCTTCAACTGTTTCATTACAGGGAGGATATAAAGTAGTCATTTTAGATGAGGCTGATTACCTAAACCCCCAATCTACTCAACCGGCTCTTCGTGGATTCATTGAAGAGTTCTCTAACAACTGTCGATTCATTCTAACTTGTAACTTCAAGAATAGAATTATTGAACCATTGCACTCACGGTGTTCTGTGTATGAATTCAATACTGGTTCAAAGGCTATCATGGCCGGTCAATTCATGGAACGTCTTAAGACTATCTTAACAACTGAACATATCAAGTTTGAAGATAGAGTTGTTGCTGAACTAATCATGAAACATATGCCTGACTGGAGGCGTGTCCTGAATGAATGTCAACGGTACAGTGTTGGTGGTACTATTGATGCAGGCATTCTAGTGACATTATCAGAAACGTCTATTAAAGAACTTATGGTTGACCTTAAGAAAAAGAACTTTAAAGGTATGCGTAAATGGGTTGTGGATAACATTGATATGGAGAGTGCTAAGTTATTCAGAATGATATATGATAACATGCTAGAGTATGTTGATCCTTCTTATATACCTCAATTGGTTATGACACTTGCCGACTACTCATATAAAGATGCATTCGTTGCAGATCATGAATTGAATACTGTTGCTTGTCTCACCGAGATCATGTCACAAGGTCAATTTAAATGACACTAAATCATAACACCAATGCCTTAGATAAGAATCCGTTCTCTTATTTAAATGCTATTAATAAAAATGTATGGTATCATTTTAAAGATACTGTAATAGATAACAAAGACTATCCGGCCTTTATGGTTAACCGCGGTCTTTCTTATTTTCCTGACACTGTGTTATACGCTAATGAGATGAATATGAAAGCACATGTCGATGGACAATTACAATTCGCGTTTTATATAAATATTATCAGGAAACGTAAACGTTTCTCGAAGTGGAATAAAGCTTCTGAGTCTGATGATATAAAATCTATTAAAGAATACTACGGGTATTCGAATGAAAAGGCCAGAGACGTTCTTCCGCTTTTAACTAATAATCAGTTGAAAATTATAAAGGAACGTATAGATCATGGTGGAACTAAATGATGAGATAGCAAATTGGAATCCCGATATGATGTTGGAAGTGACACTAGCACAACCAGATGACTTCTTAAAAATAAGAGAGACCCTAACTAGAATGGGAGTTGCTTCAAAGAAGGACTCAAAATTATATCAGTCATGTCACATCCTTCATAAGCAAGGACGATATTTCATTACCCACTTTAAAGAGTTATTCTTACTAGATGGTAAGCCATCTAACCTAACAGAAAATGACATTGGTCGACGTAATACCATTGTTACCTTAATGTCTGATTGGGGTTTATTAGAAACAGTAGAGGTTATTGGTGCCACCGCCCCTCTTAACCAAATTAAAATTATTTCCCATAAGGATAAGTCCGAATGGGAATTATGCCCTAAGTACAACATAGGCATAAAATAGAATTTAAGGCATGCTTCGGGTGCCTTAATGTAGCAGTGATCCAAGAGGGTCACTATAATTAAAACTCGCTTAACAGGAGAAATGTATGACAAACTATCAAAGAGATCTATTCTTTGGATTCGACGACTTATTCAATTCGTTGAACAACCCTAAACAACAACAATCGTACCCGCCATATAATGTGGTAAAGAAAGATGATAATCATTACTTGATTGAAATCGCAGTGGCTGGATTCAAATTAAATGAAATCGATGTGGTCTTAAAGAAGGGAATCTTAACCGTTACAGGTACTAAAGATAAATTCGCAAATGGCGATGAATATATCCATAAGGGTATTTCAACGAGAGACTTTACAAGATCATTTACTTTAGCTGAGACTATTAAAGTGGTTGGTGCTGATATTGTTGATGGGGTGTTACTAATTGGATTAGAGAACACAACCCCAGAGGAAGACAAACCCCAAACTATTAAGTTAGGTGAATTCACCGCTAAAGCTAAAGAATTGCTTTTAGGCTAATAGTACATTACAGTATACATTAAGCTGTATACTGTATACTATATTATACATAATGGAGAAACACTAATGAGTGACCCAAAAATCGTAAGACTAGTAACAGGCGAAGAGCTTTTATGCAAGATAACAGACTCTAACGAAAACCATGTAACTATCGAAAACCCTCTAATTATTATCCCTACAGCCGATGCCAAGATTCAGTTCTTGCCTTATATGGCCTATGCGGATTTTAAAACTCTGCCACTGAGAACACAGGATATCATGTTTGTGGTTAATCCTTCATCTCGAATGGCTGATAAATTCTTAGAAGCTACTTCAGGTATTATAACAAATGATACAAAAATAGTTACATAAAAGGTGTACATTTGCTGTTAATTGTGTTATAATAGATACATGATTAACAAAAAACTATATACTAACGCATATCGATATGGCAGTAAAATTCGCTATATCGGCTATGAAGACGGAAAGCGTGTCCAACGCGCTGTCCCTTTCAAACCTACTCTTTACGTAACATCACAAGATACTTCTTCTAAATGGAAATCTCTTGACGGGAGTAACATTGAACCTATCAACTTTAGTTCAATGAGAGAAGCTTCAGACTTTGTCAAGCAATATTCTGGAGTCGACAAGTTTAACATATATGGTAATACCAATTATGCTATTCAATATCTGAATCAAGAATTCCCTGGCCAGATCGAATGGGATCCTAAACATATCAACATAACCTCTATCGATATTGAAACAAAATTCGAAGACGGTTTCCCTCACCCTGATATAGCAGATCAAGAAGTGACTGCAATCACATGCAAGAATAACATTGATGATATCTATTATGTCTTTGGTTGTGGTGAATATGATGTTGAGAAGTCATATATGCAAACCAACCAAGTGATATACACTAAATGTAATGATGAGAAAGAATTGCTTATGCGATATGTTATTCATATGCAAGATGTAGATATCATCACCGGTTGGAATGTACGTTTCTTTGATATACCATATCTTGTAAATAGAATTGCATCGGTATGTGGTGAAACTATAATGAAGAAGTTATCGCCTTGGGGTGATATTGCAGAACGAAAGATTGAAACCTTTGGTCATGCACGACAAACCTTTGAGTTAAAGGGTGTAACTATTCTTGACTATCTTGAAATATATAAGAAGTTTACGCATGTACCAAGAGAATCGTATAAACTAGATCATATTGCTCATGTTGAATTAGGTGAGAAGAAGTTATCCTATGAAGAGTTCGGTGATCTTAACATACTATATGCAAAGAACTATCAAAAGTTTATTGACTATAATATTAAAGACGTTGAGTTGATCGATCGCCTTGAGGATAAGCTAGGTCTTATTACGCTTGCAATGACAATGGCATACAAAGGTGGTGTTAACTATAACGATGTTATGGGTACTGTTGCTATTTGGGATTCAATTATTTATCGTGATCTAGACATGATCGGTATAGCTATTCCTCAACCAAAATCTCATAAGAAAGAATCTTATCCGGGTGGATATGTTAAAGATCCTATAGTTGGCAAGCATGACTGGGTTGTATCGTTTGACTTGAACTCACTTTATCCTTCGATCATTATGCAGTATAACATGAGTCCTGAAACTATCATTGTGGGTAAAGACTTGCAAGTGACAGTGGATAGTATATTAGATAATAAAGTTAAGAACTCAAGGCCTGATACGGCACTAGCCGCTAATGGTGTACGATTCGATACTTCTAAGCAAGGTGTACTCCCTCGTATTATTGAAGAGATGTACGAAGAGCGTGTATTAATTAAACAAAAAATGTTAAAAGCACAACAGGATTTAGAGAATTGTGATAAGTCAAATAAGACTGCAATTTATGAAGCTGAGAAAAGAATTGCTATTGCTAAGAATAATCAGTTAGCGATCAAGCTTCTTTTAAACTCGTTGTATGGTGCTATGGGTAATATATGGTTCAGATACTTTGATATACGTATTGCTACTGCCGTAACATTATCTGGACAAGCCACGATCAAATGGGCAGAGAAACATCTTAATGAATATTTAAACAAACTAATGGAGACAAATGGAAACACTGATTATGTTATTGCTATTGACACTGATAGTGTTTACGTCAACCTGGGTCCTCTTGTACATAAGCTTAACCCTCCTAACCCTGTTGACTTCCTTGATCAAGTTTGTGGCGGTAAATTGGAGAATGTCCTTGTTAACGCTTATAATGATTTATACTCTAGGTTGGGTGGTATCACTAATAAAATGGTCATGGGTCGAGAAGTTATTGCTGATCGAGGTATTTGGACAGCTAAGAAACGTTACATCTTAAATGTACATGATAACGAAGGTGTTCGATATACTAAGCCCAAGTTAAAGATTATGGGTATTGAAGCTATTAAGAGTTCTACCCCTGAGATATGTCGTGATGAATTAAAGAGTTTATTCACGACGATTATGACTAAGGACGAAGAAAGTGTTCAAAAACAAATTGCAGACTTTAAACAAGTATTCGTGTCAGCATCACCAGAGCAAGTAGCATTCCCTCGTGGTGTTAACGAGCTTGATAAATGGAAGGATAGCGAAACTGTATATTCGAAAGGTACACCTATTCATGTTCGTGGTGCACTCCTTCATAACAATTTTATTACAGAGAATAGACTTAAACGTCGTGTGAATCTAATTACACCAGGCGACAAGATTAAATTCACATATCTTAAGAAGCCTAATCCAATAAAGGAGAATGTAATCTCTTTCATTGATTATCTACCAAAGCAACTTAAGTTAGAATCATATATAGATTATGATATGCAATTTGATAAGACATATATGAGTGTGATAACACCGATTTTAGATTCGATCGGATGGAAAGCAGAACCAGAATTCACTTTAGAAAACTTTTTTTAAGGGTGTACTTTTACTGAGAACTATGGTATAATAGATATATAACGGAGAAAATATAATGAGTATAAATTGGCCACTAGACATGCACAAGATGCATGACAAATATGGAATTAACACACTAGTAAAGGGGATGGATGTAAGTACACTATCATCGTTTATTAGATTTAGAGCTGAATGCGTCCAAGAAGAAGTGGATGAGTTTAAAGATGCTATTAAAGCAAATGATGCTGAGGAGATGGTAGATGCACTAATCGATATGTGTGTATTTGCTATTGGAACATTAGACTTAATGGAAGTTGATGCTAACGAAGCATGGAATAAAGTTCTTAAAGCTAACATGGATAAGAGCGTTGGTATTAAAGAAGGAAGACCCAATCCTTTAGGACTACCAGATCTTATTAAACCTGAAGACTGGACAGCGCCGGATCATTTAGGCAATCATGGTGGATTCATTTACGTAGTATAATGACCGAGTTAACTCTTTACAAATCGATATACGATAATAAAACCCATAAGCGAATGAGCTTCGATTCATTTGCAAAGTTTGAAGACATGTTATATACACTGTCTAAGAAACCATTGCCCGACAAGCAATCAGCAATGTTAATGACACCTGCTATCTATTTACCTGACACGACCAGAGCAAATGATAACGTTGTATCGTGGGCTGGTTGGGCCGCGGTAGATGTTGATGTTGATGCTGAACAGATTTTAAAGGAGTTAACTAAAGAGTATTATTATGTATGTTATTCGACGGCATCGTCTACTAAAGAGAAACCTAAGTTTAGATTGGTATTCCCCTTAAGTAATGATGTTCCAGCTGATAAGATCAAACACTTTTGGTATGCTCTCAATAAAGAATTAAATGATATTGGTGATCCCCAAACAAAGGATCTATCGCGCATGTACTACATACCCGCTACGTACGCAGGCGCAGACAACTTCATCTTTACAAATAAAGGTGATGTAATGAACCCTAATGCTATTATGCTAAAGCACGATTATGTAGAGAAGACCGGTGGCAGCTTCATAGATAAGTTACCACCTGCGATCAGGGAACAAATGTTAGCACATCGTAGGAGCGTACTAACAAACACAAACATACACTGGACAAGTTATCATGATTGCCCATTTGTAAATAAAAAACTGGTAAATGAATATAGACTTATCAGTGAAACTGGATGGTATTCTAAGATGTATGGCATTATGCTAAACATTGCCGGGAATGCACTTCGCAAAAAATATCCAATAACGGCGTTGGAGATAACAACACTATGTAAGGAGATCGACAATGAGACAGGACAATGGTACAAAAATCGAGCATTTGTCAAAGAAGCTGAACGGGCTATTGAGTATGCCACAGCAGACAGTCCCGCTAGCGTTTATTCATTTTAGAAATAGAGAATGGGCAAAGGGAACATATAAGAATGAACTGGGAATGGATTCACTATTCCTTGAATGGTTATTACTTAAGCATGACCAGATTGAAGATGCTACAAGCTTAGGTCAAGGCTGGGAAAGTGATGGGATATTAGATGGATTTAAATTAGATTTTAAAGAAATTCAAAATCAGCATAGAACCTTTGGCATTCATACAAAAGAGAAATTTGATCAATACAAAAACAATTATGATAATGAATTGCTAGACCTCGTAGTGTTTTACTCAACACGCCGTAATTATAAAAATCCTAGATTATTAAAGGCTGGTGATAACGTTAAATTTTATTACCGAGGTCTTATTGATGTACAGGATATGCTTAATGAATCTAAGCCTAGTCAATACCCTAGGGGTTATAAATTCATTTCTTTAAACAATCAATTAATCACTAAATAGCTATGTACTTTTACCGAGAACTATGGTATAATAGATCTATAGACAGGAGTAAAAATGAAATTAGATAATGGTAAACCAAACATAGCACTTATCCCGCCAGAAGTGTTATTACAAATGGCTGAAGTCTTTGGCTTTGGTGCAGAGAAATATGGTATGAACGATTGGCGGAAAGATTATAGTGAATGGTCAAGAACATATTCATCTATTCAACGACACCTCAATGCATTTTGGATGGGAGAAGATCTTGATCCTGAATCAGGCAAACCCCACTTAACACATGCATTAACACAAATGGCAATACTATTAATGTATTACCATGAACATAAAGATATGGATGACAGATATAAAGGAGAAGAAAAATAATGTTTGTAGTACAAAATATAAAGTTTCCAACAGTCTATACACATGTAGACAGCACACAAAAGATTGCTATTTATCATAATAATAAAGATGGCAAATACACCACCCGGTTTTATGTTGACAATTATCAACCTAAAGATAAGCGATATCCACAACGAAGCTTCGGCAAGTCTTTCAAAACAATGGGTGAATCTTTAGATTTTGGTGAAAAGATATGTAGTCACTTATCTAAATTTGACGCGAATGATGAACGTGCACTTAAACGAATTTATGAGGAAACAAAATGAAGAAAATGAACGTAAGTGATATAAGAGAACATTTCAAACAGGCCTTAGCTAAAGAGGAATTCACCATTGATAAGACTGGAGCTAAGACTATTGAATTAATCGGAGCTTCTTTTATTGCTGATGAGAATGCTATCTTCGGCAAACCAGTTGATGGTTATATTGCTAAAGAGATTGAATGGTATGAGAGTATGTCAACTAATATCAATGACATTTATGGTGACGAACGTGATGCTCCTGCAGCTTGGAAATATGCTGCGGATAAGCATGGCAATATCAATTCAAACTATGGTAAGTTAATATTCTCTAAAGAATATCATAACCAATATTTTAATGTTAGAAATGAATTAGTTAACAACCCTGATGGACGAAGAGCTGAAATGGTTTACAATCGCCCATCGGTTTGGACCGAATTTGATAAAGGTGGTATGTCAGACTTCATCTGTACTAATGCAGTTACATATTATATCAGAAACAAGCAAATCCACTGTGTTGTTCAAATGAGATCTAATGATGTAGTCTTTGGATATAAGAATGATTACGCTTGGCAAAAGTATGTATTAGACTCTTTAGTTAAATACATTAACTTACATGAAGATCATCCAGATGAACTATCAACTGGTGATATCCATTGGCAAGTACAGAATCTCCACGTATATGAAAAACATTTTGATTTGGTGGTATAATGAAAAAGATAATACATTTAATGGGAAGAGGTATTGAAGGATGTGGTGTAACAAAGTTCACGATTGAATTTGATAATTGGTTAAACAATAATGGGTATGATTCACAGATCATAGCACTCACCGACAAAAAGTGGAGTCGCAACAAGTCACATGTATTCAATGTTTCTGAAGTTAAATTCAAAAAGGATGATGAAGCTGCAGTAGTACTGAATCGTTGCAATGATGCCGATCTTGTTATTATTGAATCACTTCCATCTATAGCACATGATGAAAATGCAATCCTGAACTTTAAACGAGTTATTAATAGTACTACCACTGATATTATGTTAATACAACATGATCATTCAGCATTGTCTATTAGACGTAACGCTTGTCAGGAAGATGCTATCGACGCTTCTAAATATATTTACGCTCATGCATTAAGCAATGACTTTGCTAAGATCGTAGATGAATATACTAATACGTTGTGGAGTGACTCTAAAGAAGTAAGAACATTCCAACCTGCGATGGACTTTGATTTGGTGCGTGCTAAGTATTGGAAAGATATTGAAGAACAAGATCCACTTCACCATAAATGGATTGGTAGAACTACATCTTGGAAAGGATACAAAGAGATGTTTAAGTTTACAGAGTTACTTAAGAAAGAAGGTCATTTAGTTACTATGGAAGGCATTGAAAGATCACCTGCATTTATTGACTTTAAGAATTTAGGTGAGTTTCATTCACATGTAGCAGAAAATATTGAAGACATTGATTTAAAATATGGCTCAGATGCTTATGTATTTGGTCCTTATATCAATGATGACTTGTTACATCGTATGTCAAGAGTAGGTTTTGGTTATCAATTGTCTAGAATGAAAGAGAAATATATCTATCGTTCTATTGAATATACACATTGTGAGGTTGTATGTACCGGAACTATTCCAGTGTTTAACGCTGAGTACGGTAGATTAGTCACCCATAGATCTACTGATAACCGCATGATTAATGACAAGAACACCGGAACAATCTGGTTTGATCAACATAATATGGATGAATCACTAGCGTTAATAAATAAACTAGCCAGTGATAATGTAATGAGAAATGAGTGGAGAGAAATGGCCTTTGAATATTACAAAGATCACCAAGACTCAAATAATGTATTTAAGGAGATTATGAATGAAGTATGCTAGTATTGTCCCATTGATCGGCGGTGAAACTCTCGGAATGGAAAGCGCTTTTGGTAAACGACCAGAGTATATTTTATCTTATGATGTGTTTGCTAGTAACGATAAACACTTATTAGAATATTATAATTATGAAGTACCGTATCATGTTTTAGATAAAGATGATATGTCAAAGGTTAACCTTGAACAGGTGGACGTAGTTAATACTGTATGTCCTTGTGCTGGGTTAAGTTCGTTGAGTGTTTCTGCTAGTGCTGACTCATCTGTTAATGATTGGATGATTAATACTACTAAACATGTATTAGAGAATATGCAACCAAAGGTTTTTTGGGGTGAGAATGCGCCACGTCTTGCAACTAAATTGGGTTCACCGGTTGTCGAGAAGATACGTAAGATTGGAAAGGAGTATGGTTATACCTTTTCGATATACAAAACAAAGAGTCTATTGCATGGCTTAAGTCAGGTAAGAGATAGAACTTTCTACTTCTTTTGGAAAGGTGATGAAATCCCATTGTTTGAATATTATAATAGACCTAATCAAAACATGTGTGAAATGATTAGGTCAGTGCCGAGTGATCCAGCTGATCCAATGAATGTTCTTACATCTAATAAAGTTCCTTCACAAGATGATCATTACTATAAATTTATTCTTGAAGAGATTTGTGGTGGTATTACCCATAAAGAATTTGTGGCCAGTCTTGAGCCAGGTCGAAGTGTTAATGCCCAATGGTATATAGAGAAACACAGTGATTATACTAAAGTTGCTGATTGGTTAAGGAAGAATGGTAATCCAAAGGCTGCAGATAAAGCATTGAGAAATGCAGAGAAAATTGCTGGTGGTGGTAACCTTATGAGACGTACTAGTGAAATCCCATCTGATTATACAGGTGCCTTTGTTGGACATCTTCCTATGAACGTAACACACCCTGATGAAGATCGATACTTAACATATCGTGAAGCTATGGAGTTTATGAAGTTGCCTAGAGACTTTAATATTATTAGCCCTAAAAAGAACCTTAATCATATCTGTCAGAATGTACCTCTCACGACAGCAGCTGATATGGCAACTAATATTAAACGGTATTTAGAAGGGACATGTGAAATGATTAGAGATGATTATCTTATTCAAGACAATAAATCTAAGAAGCTAGTTATGACAAATAGGTCAAGTTCTTTAGAAGAATTTTTAAAATAACGGTGTACATTTACCGCGTTTTGTGTTATAATAGATCTATCAAGTAGAAAAAAGGAGAAATATATGAGTATAATGGATAAACTCAAGAAGAATAGTAGAATTAAGGAATCGGCAATCCTTAACAAATCTAAGCTATTCACTAATCAGGATATGGTACCTACATCAGTTCCGATGATTAACGTAGCATTGTCTGGTGATCCCGATGGTGGATTAACATCAGGCCTAACTGTACTTGCCGGACCATCGAAGCACTTCAAAACTTCGTTTGGTTTGTTAATGGCTGCAGCTTATCTTAAGAAACATGATGATGCTATTATGTTATTCTATGATTCAGAGTTCGGCTCACCACAATCATACTTTGAAAGTTTCGGTATTGACACTAGTAGAGTATTACATACACCAATCACTGACGTTGAAGAGCTAAAGTTTGATGTGGTAAATCAGTTAGAAGCTATCGAGAAAGAAGATAAAGTTATTATTGTTATTGACTCTATTGGTAACCTTGCATCTAAGAAAGAAATGGAAGATGCTAAGAATGAGAAGAGTGTTGCTGACATGTCACGTGCTAAAGCCTTGAAAGGTTTGTTTAGAATGTGTACACCATATCTTTCAATGAGAGATATTCCAATGCTTGCAATCAATCATACCTACCAAACAATGGAGATGTTCTCTAAAGCTGTTGTGTCTGGTGGAACTGGAATTTACTATAGTGCTGATAACATTTGGATCATTGGTAGACAACAAGAGAAAGAAGGTAAGGACATTAAAGGTTATAACTTTATTGTTAATATTGAAAAGTCTCGTTTCGTTAAAGAGAAGAGCAAGATTCCTATTGGTGTAACTTGGGAAGGTGGTATTGATCGATACACTGGTTTATTAGATGCTGCTATTGAAGGTGGATTTGTTGTTAAGCCTACGATGGGTTGGTATTCAAAAGTGAACACCGCAACCGGTGAAGTCTCCGAAGATAAGTTAAGAGCTAAAGCATTAGATGGCGAGTTCTGGGAACCTATCCTTAAAGATCAAGCCTTCAAAGACTTCTTAAAGAATAAGTATGAAATCGGTCATGCCACTATGATTAAAGGTGATATCTCTGAATGAATTTAGAAACATTAATATTACGTAACTTAATTCAAGATGAAAATTATACTAGAACAGTAATACCTCATATCAAGCCAAAATACTTTAATGGTCCTCATAAGATTTTATTCAATGAGATTGTTAAGTTTGTTACTGAATATGGTAAAATGCCTAACGTTGAAGCACTTAATGTTGAGCTTCAGAAGAATGGTAATATCCATCAAGATGAAATCGGTGAAGTGTTTGCTATCGCTAATGATTTGGATAAAGTGATTGAAGATACTAATGCAGAATGGTTAACGAAACAAACTGAGAAGTGGTGTCAAGATAGATCTATTTACCTTGCCATTATGGAATCTATTGATATTATTGATGGTAAGCATGACACACTTCAAAACAATGCATTGCCTGAATTATTAAGTGATGCATTAGGTGTTTCATTTGATACTAACATTGGCCATGACTATATTGATAACTCCGATGATCGCTATGAGTTTTATCATAGAGAGGAAGAACATTTACCGTTTGACTTAGAGATGTTTAACAAGATCACTAAAGGTGGACTTGTTAACAAGAGTTTGAATATTGCCCTTGCAGGCACAGGTGTAGGTAAGTCTTTGTTTATGTGTCATGTAGCTGCAGGTGCTTTAACACAGATGAAAAATGTGTTATACATATCTATGGAAATGTCCGAAGAAAGAGTTGCTGAACGTATTGATGCTAATCTGATGAATGTACCTATTGACCAGTTAGAGAACTTAAGTAAAGATATGTTCGATAAGAAGTTACATAAGATTGCTAACGGTGGTATTGGTAAGTTGATTGTTAAAGAATATCCTACAGGTGCTGCTAATGCTTCTCACTTCAGAGCCTTACTTAATGAGTTGAAGTTAAAGAAGGACTTCATACCAGATTTGATTTGTGTTGATTATCTAAACATTTGTTCTAGTAGTAGAATGAAAGCTGACGGTGCTGGTGGGTCATATCAATATGTTAAAGCCATTGCTGAAGAGCTACGTGGCTTGGCTATTGAGAATAACCTACCTATACTATCCGCGACTCAAACAACACGCGGTGGTTATGGTAATTCAGATGTAGGACTTGAAGATACTTCGGAATCATTTGGTCTACCAGCAACGGCAGATCTAATGTTTGCTTTAATCTCTACTGAAGAGTTGGAGAATCTAAATCAAATAATGGTGAAGCAATTAAAGAATAGATATAACGATCCAACAGGAGCTACAAAGAAATTTGTCGTTGGAATTGATCGAGCTAAGATGAGATTGTATGATGTCGAAGACTCTGCACAATCGTTAAATTTGGGTACTGTTCAAGCAAGTACCACTAACAACTTTGAAGGATTTACAGTATAATGAAAAGAACAAATAATATAAAAACAGTAGATAAGGTAGCAACACCAGTAACACACACCACAAGAACAAAAGCAACGTTAGTGAGTTATTCAACACCGTCAGAAGAGTTTAAAGAAGAAGGTTTGGATGATGTAAAAGACTTAGTTGCATACTGTGCTAGAGTAAGTAATCCATCCAACCAGCTTAATAAAGAGACCGCTGATAAGTTAATTGGGTACTTGATTAAACACCAACATTGGTCTCCATTAGAGATGGTAAGTGCTTGTATTGAAATTGAAACTACAAGAGATATTGCACGTCAAATCCTAAGACATAGATCATTTTCTTTCCAAGAGTTCTCTCAACGATATGCCGATCCTACTAAAGACCTATCATTTATGTTAAGAGAAGCTAGGTTACAAGATACTAAGAATAGACAGAACTCTATTGAAAATAACAATGAAGTATTAAGTGCTATGTGGAGAATCAAACAAGAGAACGTTATTAAAAATGCACTTAGCGCTTATAATTGGGCTATTGAGAATGGTATTGCTAAAGAACAAGCCAGAGCAGTATTGCCTGAAGGTAACACTATGAGTAGGATGTATATGAATGGAACTATTAGAAGTTGGATTCATTACATCGACCTACGATCTAAGAATGGAACTCAAAAAGAACATATTGAAGTTGCATTAGCGTGTGCTCAAGCTATTGATAAAATCTTTAAATTATGATACATACTAAGAAATGGGCTGATCGATACTTAAGCATTTGTAATGAAGTTGCTAGTTGGAGTAGAGACCCATCAACTCAGGTCGGTGCGGTAGTTGTAGGTGATAAAGGACAAATATTATCACAAGGTTATAACGGCTTTCCGCGAAACATCAGAGATAACGCTAATAGATATAATGATAAAAAGCGTAAGTATGAGTTAATAGTTCATGCTGAAATGAATGCTATTTACAATGCTACATTAAATGGCCAATCATTGCAAGGATCTACAATGTATATATCTGGTTTAGGTGTATGTCATGAATGTGCTAAAGCAATTATTCAAGTTGGTATTACACAAGTGGTTGCCCAATGTAAAGAGATAAAACCAGGTTGGGAAGATAGTTGTAATTTAACTAAAAAATTATTTGAAGAAGCTGGTATTGATTATTTATTAGAGGAGAAAAAATGATAGCAAATTATAAAGAAAGGGTAAAGAACTTATTTACTAAAAAGCCTAACTACAAAGAGCTGTATGAAGAAGAAAGAAAAACGGCAGAAGTCTTTGAATTTAAATACAATAAGTTAAGAAGACAGTTAAAGTCTATTATAAAAGAGTGTGATCAATAATGCCTGTAATGACAAAATGGGCGGTGATATTCCATAATGGTGTTCATAAATCATTATTGGGATTTGACAAAGCCCATATTAGACAAAAATACCCTAATGTAAAATCAGTATTTAAAATGGGAATTAAACACAACACAGGAGAAATAAAATGAGTAAGACAGCAATTGATGGCGTAAAGATACGCAAAGATAACAACGGCAATAGACTAAGTAAGAAGACTTATAGCCACGGCAGCTATAGATGCAAACGTAAGCCACAGTCAAAGAGATGCAAGAAGTAGTTGATTGGTTGAACATAGCGATAATCCTAATATTAGCTGGTATAGTAATGGGGATTGCGTTAATATCAGCATTGATATGGACACCGTTTTTATTATTAGGGATAGCATTAGATTATTATGAAAGCAGAAAAAGATTACGATAAGTGGTCCTTCGTTGAGAAGGATTTAGATCAAGAGCAATGGTTTATTAAGTTAGAAGGTGGGTTATATCATGGTGTTGTATATAGTTACGATGCTATTAAGTTGAATGAAGATGATGAATCCATTTCATTTGATTATGAGGTGGTTGATTATTTAGATGAAGATCCTCATGGCACTCCAAGATTCAACGAATGTGTTGGTGAAATTCTAAAGCTTGTGTTAGATGATGCTATGAAAGCAGGTGATTATGTTATAGGTAAGAAAGATGAACGAAGCCCTAATAATCCTAGCTGAAGAATGTGCCGAGGTCCAAGTTGAGGTGTCCAAGATACTTCGTTTTGGTGCTGAAGAAGGTAATTTAAAGAACCTTGAAAAAGAGATAGGTGATGTTATTGCAATGATGGCTATCTTAGCACATCAAGGTATTATTAATGAAGACGTGATAATGCGTAGAGTCCCATCTAAACTACGAAAGTTAAAGAAGTATAGCGATATTAAAGATTTAGATATTATTATTAAAAGTTTATAAATAGACTTATGAAACTAGTAATACTAACCAAAGACGTTAAGTCTGAAACTGTTGAGCGTCTATCCGCTGAAATGACTAAAACCGGTGGTGAAGTTTATGCGGTAAACCTTGAAGGTGCCTACCTTAAAGACAATAAGATATTCAACATCGATGATAAGAAGGGATTTGAAATATCCCCTCAAGATACAGTCGTTGCTGTTCGCGGGTCAATCACCCTTAAAGACTCTTATTTAGACCTACTATCTCAAATAGAAAAACGAAAAATCATGACGGTCAACAACCGCTTGTGTAATGAGATATGTGCTGATAAATTCAGAACTTCAATTATCCTCGATGAGGCTGGTATAGCTCAACCTAAGACCGCCTTAATTGCTATTGGTGATAATATCAAAACCAATTACCCTGAGCAAGCATTTAACAAACTAGATACTAAATTCCCAGTTATTCTTAAAACCCTACGTGGTGCTAAAGGTGTCGGTGTATTGCTTATTGAGAGTATGCAAGCTTTAGAATCTATTACCCAATTATTATATAAGCTTGATGAAAGCTCTGATTTGTTATTACAAGAATATATTAAATCAGACTTTGATATTAGAGTGCATGTATTAAATGGTGAAATCATTGGGGTTATGCAACGCAACGTGCCAGATGATGATTTTAGATCAAATTACGCGCAAGGTGCAACCACTGAAAAATATAAGCTATCTAAGAAAGAAGAGGAAGTTGCACTAGCAGCTGCTAACGCCGTTAGTGGTTATTGGGTTGGGGTAGATTTTATTCCTAATAAGGGTAATCCATTAGTACTTGAAGTGAATTCATCAGCAGGCACTGAGGGCATCGAGCAGACTATTGGATCATCTATTAATAGAAAAGTAATTAAAACCATAACTAACTCAGATAATTGGATTAAAGCTAAAACTGCGATTGGTGTTAGAGAAATATTTGAATTTGATTTGTTTGGTAAGATGAAGGCCAAATTAGATACTGGCAATTCTGTTAAGACTCTTGTTATGCATGCCGACGATCTTGTAGTTAAAAATGATAAAGTAACCTTTACATCCCACGGCCGTGAATATACAATGAAGCTGTATGGTATTAAAAAGATTAGATTAAATGGCGACAATGGATTAGAAGAGAGGCCTATGGTTATGTTAGACTTTACCTTTAATGGTGTTATTCATAAGAATGTAACCTTTACTTTAGATGATAGATCGACAAAAACAACTGAGGTATTAGTGAATAAAGATTGGATGATTGATAACTCATTCATCATCGATCCTAGTCTGATGTACACTTTAGGAGAATTATAAATATACTTATGCATAATTTTAAAAGCTTTTTAGGCGAAGGTAAATCTGAGATGTTATCAGAGAAACTTATCATGTTGAATAATGGTCGTAAAGACGGCCAAATCGTATTCCTCGCGGGTGGTGCTGGTTCTGGTAAGGGATTTGCTGCTACAAACTTCATGGAGAAGGAAAAGTTTAAGGTAAGAGATGTTGATGAGTGGAAGAAAGTGTTTCAAAAGATTGCTGATACTCAAGCAAAGTATCCAGAAATAAAAGGATTACACTTGAAGAAACCTGCTGATGTTGCTAAGCTTCATATGTTCATTAAGAAACTTGGTCTTAAAGATAAGACACTTGACTTAATGTTAGGGCAACTTAAAGATAGAAAGAAGTTACCTAATATCATGTTTGATATTACGGCTAAAGACACTAAAGATGTATCTCAATTCCTTCCAAGATTATTAGCAGCTGGTTATAACCCTGCCAACATTCATTTAGTATGGGTGTTAACCGATTATAAAATTGCGATTAAGCAGAATGCAGATAGAGATAGAGTTGTGCCTTCTGACATTATGTTGCAAACACATAAAGGCGCATCTGAAACTGTGTACTCATATGTCACAGGAGAAGGTAAGAAGATGCAAATTAATGGTGAGATACATGTAATTTTAAATAACAAAGAAAACACCGTTATGTTTACTCCTTCAGGCAATGATAGAACTTCTAAGATAAGTGGTAAGAAGAATGGCGTAGTTGTTAAAGACTTTACATACTTAACATTAAAGAAACGCGGCAAAGCACTGATCAAAATAGATAAGGTAATGAAACAACTATACCATTGGGTAATGGATAATATACCAAAGTCTGATTTTCAAAAAGCATTAACGGATACAATTAAGTAATGCTAAAATTTAATAATAACAGCAGGAAAAATTAAATAAGATGAAGTCATTTAAGTCTTTTGATCTGGTTGAAGCTACAAACTTAACAGCTTCTGAATTAGAAAAACCCAATTCAATTACAAAGAAATCAAGAGTAGGTATATTAATTAGCCTTATTAAAGCGGGTACACCTCTTGAAATGGTTAAAGGTAAACCGTTCGTGGTTACCGATAAAGAATTAGCCTTAGCTGGCATAGAACAATTTAAGAAAGATGGTAAGAACTTCGCTTTAGGTGTTGACGCGGCTGGTAAACCTATAATGAATAACCACCTTAAGAAATCAAAAGCTTTTGGCGGTGATGTAGCAGGTGCTGGTGGTGGTGCCGCAGCTACGGCAATCACAGAGTCTGCTCAATGTTTATGGTGTGCGGCCCTATTAGGTGAAGGACATACTAATCCTATTGAACATTTCACTGATGATGTCCTTAAAAAATATAAGTCATCTATTGATGTTGGCGGCACAAAGATGGTTGATATGCTAGGTATTGATGATGGTTGGAAAGAGTCTTCATACTTATCAGCACAATACTTAATTGCAAAGGGTTATATTAATAAGAATCAAGTGTTCCATAGAGATTCAAAGAAGATGAACACCATATACGCGGCTAAGTCATTAGCGTTTACTAATAATAATCTTGGTAAGTTTAATAATGATAAGTGGAACCCGGGAGATATCTGGGCTATCGATAAATCATTTGATATGAAATCATTAGACACTACTACCGTAAGACAATTGAATACCTCTATATTAGTAGCATTTAATAATAGAAGTTGTGTTGGTATTTCCCTTAAGAAAGTTGTTAAGAAAGCACAGAGTAATGAATATAACATTAAATTACCACCTGATGTTGCTGACTTTAAAATGGTTAAATGCGAATTGTCCTCAAATAAAGGAACATTTTGGTCAGCCAAATCTGGTAAAGTAACATATGATGGTGGTGAAATGAGTATAGCACCTAATTCATCAATGGGTACTAATAAAATGGAACTAAGAAATAAAAATGCTAAAGGCGGCGGTATTGGTTGGGGTGTTATTATTGATTCTGCTAAAATGGTATTTGGTCGTAAGATGAGAACCCATAAACAAATTCGAAAATTAGCAATTGCAATTGCTAAGAAAAAAGATAAGAGAGCTATTAGCGTATTCTATAAAGCCATTAATGACACCTCAACTAAAATGTCAAGGGCGGAGTTTGAAGAGAATATAAGTAAAAAGGATGCTCCTTGGCTTTCTGGTAAATTGGGTGCAGTATTTGTTTGTAGAATACTGGAATTGAATAAAGGACCTAAGGCTGATAGATTCATCACTAAAATTGTTAACTATGCTGGTTCTAAATCAGAAGATGCATCAGCATATGTTAAGATACATTAATAATAACAACAGGAAAATAAAATGAAAAATTTAAACGAAGCTGCACAGAGTGTGCTTAACGAAAGAGTTACTGAACGTGACGGCGCGTCAATTAATAAGATGTTTGAACTATACATGAAAACTATTGGTAGTGATAAATTCCAAAGTGCTGTATTAAAGCAATATAAAGATAATGATGAAATTGGTGCAGTTAAAGATGTATTCAAAAAATTCGACAGCAAGGTTACTAAAGTGATGAGAGATGATGCTGAGTGGTTAGGTTACTTCCTTGAAAACGACGGTGACGTATAATGAATGATTTAATAGAATCAGATTAAGCTTTAACGAATAGGAAACCCAATGATTAAGTTTAAGTCACATCTAACAGAAGCTAAGAACACACATATGATCCATATCGAGGATATGGTTATTGATGGTGGAGTTGATGGTACACGTGCAGCAATCAATGCTCTCCGTGATTTAAGGAATATGTTAGTGGGTCATACCAATGATACTAAAGCTGTTACGGTTAAATGGGATGGAGCACCTGCAGTATTTGCTGGCATTGATCCTACTGACGGAGAGTTCTTCGTTGCTAAAAAGGGTATCTTTAATAAAAACCCAAAGGTATATAAAAGTCATGATGACATTAACGCTGATACTTCAGGTGATCTGGCTGCTAAGCTTCGTATAGCATATACTGAATTAAAGAAAGTAGTTACTAAAGGTGTATTTCAAGGTGATATCATGTTCACTAAAGATGACCTTAAAGGTGAGACTATTGATGGACAAAGGTATATAACCTTCCACCCCAACACTATTGTTTATGCTATCCCAGTACAAAATGCTAAAGAAGTATTAGCCGCTAAGATAGGTGTTGTGTGGCATACTAAATATACAGGCTCTTCATTTGCCGGTATGAGTGCTTCATTCAATGTTAAAGATAGTGACTTTATTAAAACATCTAAGGTGTGGCAGAAGACTGCGGATTTGCCTGAAGATCATAGTGCAACGTTAAGTGAAAAGGATTCAAATACAATCTATCAACATTTATCTATTGCTGGTAAATTGTTTAATAAGATTAAATCGTCTACGCTTAAAGAGGTTTCAACAAATAAAGAGATTAATTTATATATTAATACTTTTAGAAACACTAAGGTTAGAGCTCAATCTGATATCACTAACACTAAGAAGCATGCAGAAGAATTAGTACAGTGGATCCATAACCGCTTTGACAAAGAGATTGATAAGCTTAAATCTGATAAGGGTAAGGCTAAGAAGAATGCTAAGAAGATTGAAGCATTGGCTTGGTTTAATAAAGATAATACTAAGAACCTTATATTAATGTTTGACATGCAAAATCATTTAGTCATCGTTAAGAGAATGTTACTCACCCATTTAGATTCTATAAAAAGTATAAATACCTTTGTAAAGACTAAAAACGGTTTTAAAGTGACAGGCTCAGAAGGTTATGTTGCTATAGACCATTTAACAAATGGTGCGTATAAGATCGTTAACCGTATGGAATTTAGTTATAACAATTTTAGTAAAGACATAATCAAAGGATGGGAATCTGATGGAAGAGGTTGACGAAAAAGTAAGTGCTCAAACCCGTATGAAGATGAAGCAGGCTTTTAAGAAGTCTGCATCTAAGCGTAAGATAGGTATGAAGAAAGCTTTGAATAAGCCGGCTTCTCCAGAGAAACTTAAGGGTATGGCAATGAAAAAGGCTAGAGATATGATTGCTGCTAAGATTCTTAAAAACAAAGATAAAAGTGACTTAGGTTTCGCTGCTAAAGATAAATTGGAAAAGCAACTTAATAAGAAGAAAGCAGTTATTGCTAAATTGGCTAAGAAGATCTTACCCAAAGTTAAAAGTGATAATAAAGAGAAAGTTGCTAAACACAAGGCCAGCAAATGATACATGGTTTTAAGGAACACTACTTAACAGAGAAAGCCTCTGAAGAGATTGTTATCTCTTTTGGTAGATTTAATCCACCAACAAATGGCCACGGTAAACTATTAACAGCAATTGCAAAGGCTGCTGGTAAGTCTACATATAAGGTATATCCATCACAAAGCGTTGATGCTAAAAAGAATCCATTGACCTTCACTGATAAAGTAAAGTTCATGCGTAAGATGTTCCCTAAGCACGCTCGATCTATTATTATGGATAAGAGTGTTAGAAACTTCTTTGATGCATTATCAGTAGCTTATGCTGATGGTTTTAAGAAATGTACTATCGTTGTTGGTTCGGACCGAGTTAAAGAATTTGATACGGTTTTAAATAAGTATAATGGTACTAAAGGTAAGCATGGTTTTTATGACTTTACTGATGGTGTTAAAGTAGTATCGGCTGGTGAAAGAGATCCAGACTCTGACGATGTATCAGGTATGTCAGCTTCTAAACTTAGAGCAGCTGCTGAAGATAACGATCTTATTACCTTCACTAAGGGTATGCCAAAAGGATTTAAAGGTGCAGAAGCCCTGATGAATGCTGTTCGATCTGGTATGGGTCTTAAGGAATCAAGATTATTTAAACAAGACACAAAGCTCAAGCGCTTGTCGATGTTAAGAGAGAAGTATGTAAAAGGTAACCTATTCGAAGTTGGTGATGAAGTATACATTGTTGAATCCCGCGAGAAGGTCACTATAAATAAACTATGTAGCAATTACGTAGAAGTTAATTTAAATGGAGAATCCAAGAACGTTTGGATCTCTGATATATGCAAGGAATAAGAATATGAGTTATAAAAAAGAAGGCGTTTTAGCCAACAGCACAATGACAGTAGAGCAAGGTATTGTTGACAATGGCACGGGACATGTATGGATTGGTGCTAAGGGCACATTTAGTAAAGCTGATTGCGAGGCTTTTAATGGCAAGAAGAAAGTTGAAGCTGTCAAACCTACTAAAAAGAAAGCAGATGGCCTTATGAATAAAATGAAAAAGAAATTGAAGAAATAAACCCCTCTTCATTATATTATGCTAAAATTGACTAAAGATAACTTCGAACTATATGCGTCGAAACATTACCAGACTAAAAAATGGGCAACCACTGAAGAGTTTAAGAACGATTTAGCGCGGTTCAAATACATCAATAGACTAGTCAATCGTTATTATCGCGATGATGATTTGAAAGAGCGTTTAATACTCAACCATATTATTACATTAGGCAATGTCTTCGGACCTAAAGTCACTAGTGAATTACTCATGGTGAAAACCGAGTGTCCATTGAAGAGTGTGATTAAAACCTTTCTGGTGTATTTGAACTATATGCCTGAAGAAGACTATGTTGATATCGTATTAGATTCAACTATAATAAACGCATTAAGAGAATTATAAATGGGAATATCAAGAGCAGCAGATTTATACTATACATACCGGTTTCTAAAAACATTAGTTACTGAGTGGAAAGATATGGATGCCTATAAAGAAGGTATCATTGATGGTGAGGGTAAGAATCTTATTAAGGCCCGTAAGCTACTAACCACTGACCAGAAGGATGCTTATACCACCTTCCATCGTTTAGTGTTTAACATCAAACGTATCTTAGAAAAGATCCCCTTTGGTAAATCAAGAATCGCTTCGTATGCAGCAGCACTTTATCTATTAAGAGAAGAGACTGGCATGAGTGAAGAACAACTAAACAGCGCTTTAGATGAGTTGGGTGTTGATATAACACCTGATTTAAATGAAGACAATCACAATCTCCTTCCTGGAGATTATATCTTAAATGAAACTTTAACCGATCGCATGGTTAAAGGCTCAGTGATATCATTAAGTAACACTATCCCAGCGGGTTCTTTTTCTGGAATTGATATATATAAGTCTACCACCGGTATTTTATTTACTGCATATAATGTAAAATAGGGTTTACTTTTGCGGTAAACTATGTTATAATATAACTATATTAAGTTATTTTTGAATTGAATTGGAGAAAGAATGTCAGACATACATGTCAAGAAGAGAGATGGTTCTCTAGAACCTTTAGACTATGATAAAATCCACGAAGTACTAGAAGTATGTGCTGATGGATTAAATGTATCGGTATCAGATACTGCGTTAAATGCACATATCAAATTAGTTAACAAAATATCAACAGTTAACATCCATCAAACATTAGTTAAATCAGCCGCAGAAAAAATCAGTCCACAAGAACCTGACTACGACGTGTATGCGGGCAGACTTCTTATTACACATATGAGAAAAGAAGTATATGGATCAAATGATCCTATTGACTTTTTATCGTATATTGAAAATAATGTAAAGAACAAATTATACTCGCCTGAGATTTTAGACTTCTATTCAGACGAGGTGATCGAAGAACTTGGGTCATTCCTTGATAGAGAGAACGACTTCAATAGAGGTTATGCTTCGATTGTTCAGATGGAAAGCAAGTACCTTATTAAAGATGTTAAGAGTGGCAAATCATTAGAGATGCCACAAGAAACATTCATGATTATTCCAATGGTTATCTTTGCTCATGAGAAGAATAGAAAGAAACTTATTATAGATTTTTATACAGCATTGAAAGACGATGAGATCTCATTACCTACACCGATTATATCAGGCGTAAGAACTCAGCTTAAGATGTTTAGTAGTTGTTGTAAGATTAAGATGGGTGATTCATCAGAGTCTATCTTATCTTCTGAGTATGCATTATCGCTTATGACATCTAAGAGAGCCGGTATTGGTATTGACATGGGACCGGTTAGAGGTATTATGGCTCCGGTCAAGAACAACACCGTTAAGCATACAGGAGCACTTCCTTTATTAAAAACTGTTGAGGCTGCTTCAAAACAATTCACTCAAAATTCATTACGTACTGGCGCTACAGTAGTAAACTATCCAATCTTCAATTGGGAGATAATGGATATTCTAGAATATAAAAACAATCAAGGTTCTAATACTACTAGGGCTAGGTTCATTGATTATACAATCGGCATTCCATCAATTTTTATTGAGAGGTTAATGAAGAAGCAAGACTTTACATTGTTCTCATCAGAAGAAGTACCTGAGTTATTTGAGCATTATGGCGATACTGAAAAGTTCAATGAAGCATACGAGATGTATGAGAATAAGCGTGGTATTAGAAAGAACAAAATCCCGGCATCTGAAATCTTTAATAAGTTAATTAAAGAACGTGTTGGTACTGGTAGAATCTATTTACATTTCTTAGATAACATTAATAAGCAAGGCTTGTTCTCAGAGCCAGTAACACAAACAAACTTGTGCTCAGAAATCTTCTTGCCAACTAAAGCAGTTAAGTTCGATGGGTTGAAACACACTAAATTTGATAATATCAGAGACTATGATTTAGATGATGGTATGATCTCATTATGTATTCTCGGCTGTGTTAACTTTGGCAAGCTATCTTCTATTACACGTATAGATAACTTAACTAAACTGATGGTTAGATTCTTAGATAACCTTATTGATATTCAAGAGTATCCGTTAGATGCTGCTGAGTGGCCAACGAAAGGATACAGATTCTTAGGTATTGGTATATCAGACTTTGCTCATTTCTTAGCTAAGTCAGAGGCAAGATTAGGAACAGTTAAAGCGAAAGAGTTAACACATAAGTGGGCTGAACGTTTCCAATACGGATTAATTAAAGCCTCTATGGAATTAGCTAAAGAACGTGGAGCATGTGAATACTTTGATAGATCAGAGTATTCTAAAGGTAAGTTGCCTATTGATACCTATAATAAGAATGTAGATCAAATTGTTGATAATAAGTTATTATGCGATTGGGAAAGTTTAAGAGAAGATATTGCTAAACATGGTATGCGCAATATGTCTCTTTCTGCTATTCCTCCAACGGCGAGTTCATCATTGGTTAGTAATAGTACACAAGGTATTGATCCTATTCAAAGTGTGACAGATACATTTGAATCTGCAGCTTATACCGTTAAGAGTTTAGTTCCAGATCATGACAAAGAAAAGTACTATATGAAAGCTTGGGATATGCCAAACAATGATAGTTCTGAATACATTAAGCTTATGGCTATCCTCCAGAAGTTTATTGACCAAGGTATGAGTGTTAATCAATGGTATGACCTAACCAAAATCGAAGGAAAGATTCTAGATTCAAATAGAGTTAAAAGAGATATTATTACTGCATACAAATATGGGCTGAAGAGTTTATATTATATCAGAAGTAAAGATAAAGAAAATACTAGTGAAGTGATCCTTGAGGGTTGTGAATCTGGTGCATGTTCAATTTAAAGAAGGAGTATATATCATGAGTTGTAAAATATTTTCACTAGGTGAGACAGTACATAGTAAAGGCACAAGGTTATTTTTAGGTGAGAATTCATGTCATAGAAACATTCAGACATATCATGATCCGAAGTATCCTTGGATTCTGGACTTTGCAGAAGAGATGAGAAGTATTGGTAATTGGAGTAAGAATGAGATTGACTTATCAAAGGAGAAGAAAGACTTTGAATCACTAGATGAAGCCGGTAAGCATATCTATGAAGCAGGTTTAAAGTTTGCTATTACATTAGATAGTTGTGCTGGTCGTGCCCCTCTTCAGTTGTTTAATAATGGTGGTATATCTAATAACCCTGAATGGGAATTATATATTACAAATCACCAGAACAATGAGTTACTGCATTCAGAGTCTTATACGGAAATGGTTCGTGCAATCTATAATGATGTAGACCTATTCGTTGATTCTATCACATCGGATCCAGAAGTACAGAAAAGAGCTACTTCTATTTTAGGCGCATTCGATTGGGCAACAGGTGTATTTGATAGAATGGATGCTAACTCAACCGCTGTTAATCATGGTATGGCAAAACCTTTCCCTGAAGTTGATGAAAAGATGATTAAGACTGCAATTTACAAAGCTGCACTTGTTCTTAATATGTTTGAAGGTATTAGATTCTTCTGTACATTCGTTACTAACTGGAGTTTCTCTGAGCAACCAACTAAACTTATGGCTGGCTCAAGTAATATCTTTAAGCTAATTGCAAGAGATGAGATGATCCATTTAGATATTGTTCAACGTGTACTTAAAATGCTACGAACAGATGAGAGTGAAGGATTCGTTGAGATTGCACAAGAGCTTGAAGATGAAACATATGAAATGTTTGAAGTAGCATATAAAGAAGAGATGGATTGGGTTGAATATCTATTCTCTAAAGGCACTCCCCTGATTGGTATGAATGAACATATCTTGAAAGAGTACATGGATTATATCTTTGTGGTACGGATGACCAACATTGGTTTAAATCCATCTAAGCTAGGTCTTGCTATTGGACATAATCCATTACCGTGGGTAGATAATTACCTTGATTCAACTAATGTTAAGAGTGCACCGCAAGAGATTGAGAGTGTTAACTACATCGCTGCTATTGATTCAAGTAAAGATGAAGACTTTGATATGGAGGATTTATAATATGTTAGATAGAACAGGAAATGGATACCTTGAGGATCCAACAATTTGGTCGGAAGAAATAATGTTTGAAATGGCCAAGGAAGATGACATTGTATTAACAGAGTCTATGGTAAAGCAAATTATGCAAGCAAGAGAATACTTTGAAGAGAATCAAGCCGTGCCACCAATTAGAACATTCTCTAAGTATGTTGGTATTGATAAGAAGGTGCTATTCAAAGAATGGTTGACAGGTCCAATGAAACCTATTAGTAAGTATGGCGGAATGCCACAACCACGAGGTTGCGTGTAAATAACGGTGTACATTTGCTGAGAAATATGTTATAATAGATATATTAAAATGTATAAATAAATTTGCTATTCGTCTGAATAGTTAATGTAAGACAACCGGGACGTTGTGAAACTATTTTAAAACAACAAGAGGTAAGAAATATGTTAGATAAAATCAATGCTTGGATCAAAGCAGGTACAGAAACTGGTGTAGCACTAATTGCATTTGCAATCGTATTACAGGTTATTTTCGGTGGAACGGTTCCATTTGTAGGTGGTGACATCATCGCTACAATTACTGGTATCGTATCACAACTTGGTGCTCAAGGCCTAGTAGGTCTAGTAGCAGCGGCAGTACTATATAAGTTATTTAATAAGTAATAGCTCAAAGTTTAGTAGAACTTAAAACTGCGAACCACTTCATAATGGGAGATAAGGTTAGGCTAAAGTCTATCGAGTGCTTCCACCAAATTTGGTAATTTATTACCATTTACTATTGATTGGAGTTATGATACACGGTGGTTCGAACCCACCCATCTCCACCAAAAGTGTATTATTAACAGTATGCTTTTGATGGGGATGACTTGGAATCGACATCGTAACAGAAGGTTAATAGTTGTAAGACCCAAAGTAAACGCTAACGCAAATACTTACGCAATCGCAGCCTGATAGGCATAGTGTGATTTGAGGATTTAGGCAGGATGAACCTTATAACCAAATCATCCTCCACCAAATTATAGTATATATAGATTGATTGATTAATTTACAGGAATGATTAAATGAACCACAATATTATATGGACAACTAACTACTGTCCATTTTGTGACAAAGCAAAGAGGCTTTTAGACAAAGCTAACATTGAATATGAAACACGGCTAGTTGATGAAGTGCAATGGACTAAAGCTGACTTACTAACATTAGCGCCTAACGCTACAACATACCCGCAAATCTTTTTAAACGATAACCATATTGGTGGTTCTGACGAATTAGAAGCATATCTATTTTTAGAGGAGACTTCTTTCGATGATCTGTAGAGAGTGTAATACAGAATATGAAGTTCTAGTTGATGTTGATGTTAAAGAAATGGTATCAACTGCTGAAATGGACATGGACACACCCTACTGCCCTTTCTGTGGTGAAGAGCAGGAGTGGCGAGATGGATTCGACGAAGTGGACGTATAAAGGAGAAGAGTTTACTTCAGAAGATGTTGGTGAGTACTATGGGTTTATCTACCGCATCACTAATCTTAGTAATGGACACGACTATCTTGGGAGAAAATATTTTAAAAGTAAGAGAAAACTTAAGCCTCTCAAAGGTAAAAAGAATAAAAGACACCGGATAGTTGAAACTGACTGGAAAGACTACTATGGTTCATCAAAAAGATTGTTAGAAGACATTGAAGAGTTAGGAAAGGAAAACTTTACAAGAGAAATCATAGAGCTATGTACTACAAGAGGTAATACAAACTATGCGGAATTGGTATGGCAAGTAAATGAAGAAGTGTTATTGAGAGAAGATTCTTATAATGGTATTATTGCTATTAAGATAGGGGTTGGATCAGTTAAAAATTATATAATGGAGAAAGAAGATGGTAATAGTTGATTATAATGGTATAGGCATTGGTTCTATAATGGGCCAATTGGGTAGAGGAGAAGAGTTAAGTGAAGAGCTTATTCGTCACGTAATTTTAAATAACTTACGCTCATACCGAGTTAAGTATCCTGAACATACCTACGGTCGGATGGTTATTGCATGTGATTCACGATCGTGGCGTAGAGATGTATTCCCTGAATATAAAGCTGCACGTACTACAAGTAAAATTGATGATGGTAAAGACTGGACGGAGATTTTTAGAATCTTAGATGTAGTTACTAATGATATCCGTGAGAACTTCCCGTATGCGGTGATTCGAGTAGAGAGTGCTGAAGCTGATGATATCATTGGTGCCTTGGTAGTCCACAAATCTGAGCCTCTTACAGGTGAGAAGATTGTTATTATTTCTGCTGATAAAGACTTTATTCAATTGCATCACCAAGGTCAAGTAATTCAATATAGTCCTATGCAACAAAAGATGGTTAAACCTGAATCTACGTCTCAACGATATGCATTTGAACATCTTATGAAAGGTGATTCGGGTGATGGTGTTCCAAATGTGTTAAGCCCTGATAACTCTTTCACTGATAAGATTAGACAAACCCCAATGAGAAAGAAACTACTAGACGAATGGTGGAATCATAAAGATGATCTTAAAGCTATTATGCCTGAAGAAGCATTTAGAAATTATATGAGAAATAGAGAAGTGATTGATCTAGATAGAACACCACAAAAGATTAAAGATGAATCGATTAAACAATACGAAACGTATAAATACCCTAAAGCAGGAAGTGTTTTAAACTTCTTGATTGAAAAACGAATGAATTTATTAATTGAATGTGCCGGAGAGTTTTAGGATGGAAATATACGAAGTATTAGAAGCAGTAGAAGCAGCTTTAACAAGAGAAGATAAAATGAAAGTGATTGCTAATAACGATAGTCTTGGTTTGCGCGATATATTAAAAGTTAACTTTAATAAAAAAATTAAGTTAAACATTGATAAAGGTGTTAATTGGACTCCATCAGAAACACATACTCAATCGTTAAAGGATATTACAAAACATTTACCAGCGTTAACCAACACTGAACTTGATAAAGCTAGAGCAACTAAATCATTTAAAGCTATGCTTGAACAAATCCACCCAATGGACGCTCAAGTATTACAAAATGCTGCTAAAGGTAAATTAAAATATAAAGGATTAACATCAGCATTAGTTGAAGAAGTATATGGAAATAAATTTATCTCTAAATGATTTTGCTATAATCACAGTATTTCTTATAGCAATTTGCTGTTTTTATTATTGTGCCACACATCTAAATGAATAATGCCAGTATATAACTTCGAACATAATAAAACTAAAGAAATTTGGGAAGACACTATGCCTTACGCAGATAAAGCTGCTTATATGGAAGAACATAATTGTCGTACAATATTCTTAACAACCCCTACGTTCGCTCGATCTTCGGGTGATCTCTATTCAAACACCAATGATGACTTCAAGGCTAAAATGAAAGGCCTTAAGAAACACTATCCAACTAAAGGTCCTAATAGAGCTTCAGGCTTAGATAATTGGTAAAATAGTTTAAATAACGGTGTACATTTACCGTGTTTTGTGTTATAATAGATATATTACAACAACAATAATACACTATGTTTAAACATGAACCGATTGATTTAGGCTATGCTGATCTAGTATCATGCACAAAGGATACTGGTAGAACCTATACAACCCCACCAAACGAACACGGTAGAAATACATATCCATCCATCACTACTATTTTAGGCGTGCAATCTAAAGAAGCAATCACTGCTTGGAAGAAGCGAGTCGGTGAAGATGTTGCTCGCCAAATAGGTTATCGTGCCAGTACCCGCGGGACAGCCGTTCATGAAATGGCAGAGAAATATGTTAACAACGATCCTATGTGGGGTGTAGCAATGCCTAATATTCTTGCAGACTTCATGCCTATTAAACCTATCCTTGACGAGAGACTATCACTTGTATATGGACAAGAGCTTGCATTATATTCTGACCATTTAAAACTTGCTGGACGAGTAGATTGTGTTGGAGTATTTGATGGTAAGATTTCTATTATTGATTATAAGACTAGTAAGAAGACCAAGAAGTTTGAGTGGGTTAAAAATTACTTCATCCAAGAAACATTTTATGCTATTGCTTGGGAAGAGAGAACAGGTATACCTATTAAACAATTAGTTACTATTATCGCGGTGGATGATGCTGAACCTCAAGTGTTTATTGAAGATCGTGATAATTGGGATAAGGAATTAGAGAGATGCATTAAGGAGTTTCATGAACAATAAAATAGACTTATGCGCTACGTGCACTAGAGCTCATAAAGACGGTTGTCCTATATGGCCAACTCTTAGAATCACACAGGAGTGCGTTGAATATATCCCTTTGGAGATATAAAACCATATCTCTAAATAATCTGAAATTAGGCAGCTTTTACCTGTACTTTTACTCCAACTTATGGTATAATAGAACTATAAACAATAAAAAAGGAAGTAAAAAATGAAAAAGATAAAAGAGTTTAATAAAGCAACATTAGTAGAATTTCGTAACGAATTGAATGATCTATTAGCAAAATATGAAAAGAAGTCTGGTGTTGAATTGCAATCTAAAGGTATTAGGTATACATCAAATACTATTACAGTATCTGTTGAAGGTAAACTTACCGGTACACAATCTAAAGACGTTAAAGCTTTAGAATTATTTACTAAGTTTAAAGAGAATGATATCATTGATATTAATCAACTAGGTAAAGTTAAGGTTGTTGGATATAACGTTAAAGCTAAAAAATATCCATATATTGTTGAAGCAACGAATGGTAAACAATACAAATTATCACATAATCAAGTTGAAGCTAGAAGAGGTATTGCATAATGAAAAGATATTCAAATAGTTTTGTAGGTACTTTTGATCCTACTGATGAAAAGATTGCAGAGATTAGAAAGACAATATCTGTAGCCAATAAGAAAACTGGTTCTAAATTGTATGTTAAATTAGCTGGTCGTGGAATCGATCGAATCGCTAAGATGACAAAATATTACATGCAGAAAGATAATGTAGACGAAAAAAGAGCGAGTTACTTCGCAAGATACAACGCTCAATCATATATTCCAATCTCTCTTGCAACAACAGTGGACGTATACATTTATGAAAGATAATATAATTTTAGTTGACTGTGATGGAGTCCTATTAGATTGGGAACCATACTTCTTCAACTACGTTAAAGATAGACATGATTTAGAGGTGAAACACCCTAATGAATATAATGTCGGTAAAGCCTTAGATATTCTCCCCGCTGAAGGTCACCGCTTAGTTGGTCAATTCAATTCTTCTGCTCACATGGCTAACTTAGGTCCATTACGTGACGCTGTTAAATATGTACGCAAGTTATATACTGATCATGGTTATAGGTTTCATGTAATCACTAGTCAAACATCGGATGATGCTGCTAAGGAATTTCGTAAGTATAACTTAGAAACATTGTTCGGTAAGGAAGTCTTTGAAGGTATTACTATATTAGGTCAAGGCGATGATAAAGATAAAGAATTAGCTAAGTGGAAAGACTCTGGTTGTTATTGGGTGGAAGATAAGCCTACCAATATCAAACATGGTTTTGAAGCTGGATTAAATCCTATCTTAGTAGCCCATGAACATAATATTAATGATTATGGTGATATCAGAGTTCAAGGTTGGAAAGAAATTTATAATAAAATAACAGGAGAAGTATAATGGTAGTATTATGTGTAATAATTTTAACTATTGTGGCATTTGGTTTGGGCTATGTAGTTGCAAGTGCAAGTATAAATTGGGAAACTA